ATTTGATACGATTAAGGTCCTCTTCAAAATCTTCTCTTGTGACTGCTGTAGGATTAAAGTAATGTTTAATGGCGAACATTTCCCAGTTGTCTGGGTTCAATTCATAGAAGTTCATTTATTATGGAGTAGTTACTACAAGTACAGCGTCAGTTGTGGTAACTTCCTCTAGTCCACCAACATTATTTGTAACCTTCAAGCGATACTCATAACCATCTGCTGAGTCATCAGTATCCCAGATAACTGGATTTAAGGTAAGAGTAAGATCTACTGTTGCTGGAGAAGCAATTCCACTTCCACTGAAGTTTGCGTAAGAAGCAGTACCATCGAGGTTAGCAGTGACGTTAGCCCAACGTCCACCATTTCTTTTCTGGCGCTGCCACTGGAAGGATAAAGTTGCTGGAGCAGCTAGGTCATCTTGACCTGTTGTTGATGCTGCGGCAGTGATAGTTAATGCAGTGCCATCACCAACTTCAGCAGGTCCGGAGATTGCTGGTTGGGTATCAATGGTGATGACGGATACCGTATCAGCAACATTTGCATCATCATTGTCATCTCCAGTAGCAGTCTCCTGGTAATTTTTAACTGCAGCAATACATTCTGCGTGATAAACTGTATCACCTTGACCGTTTAAAAATGTCTCGAAGACGTGCCATCCAGGAATTTTAAGTCCTCTCTTTCTACTGCTTTCTAGTTGTGCCTCAGCGAGATCAACATAAAGGATCTCACGGGTACGAGAATCATAGGATGGAGTGAGAACTGCTGCAGCAACTGCCTTAGGTGCTGTTCTTCTGAAGGCATTTGAAGCAGATTGAGTGACATCGGCTTCTTCAAAATCTCTTGTTAGAATTAATCGAGTATCAGTTTCAACTCTACGAACAACGTAAGGAACTCTGTCTGGCAAAATTTCAATAATATCACCAGCGTCAATATAATCTGGACCTGCAGGATCTTGGAATCCGCTACCAGTCACAATGTTAGTATTTTGCGTAACCGCTACACCAGCTGGTAGCGCAGCAGAATCAATTTTTCCGAATACAGCCATCTTCGTTTGCCTATAAAGAACAGTTCTCTGAAAGTATTTATAAAAAAAGAGAGGCATCGCTGCCTCTCAAATATGAACTATGAGGTAAAGTTCATTCTGCGGCAGGTGCCTCTTCCCTTGCCTTAATTGCTGTGGTGACAACTGCTAGGAGTTGGTCGTCCATTTCTGTCTTGGTTAGCTTGACTGCTTTACCTAGAATCATTAGGCAGATGTCAATTAGTTTTTCACCCAGTTCCTCATTGTCTGGGATCTTTGCGACGGCATCAGCGATAATTTTTGATGCTAGTGGTAGTAGAAAAGAAAGCATTGTATGGTCCTCAAAGAGTGTAATTATTTATTCTTGTTCTTATGTTTCCATGCAGTAGCATATGCGATGCCTTCCTTATCCTTAGGATAATTTTTCTTGATATGTTTCACCATTCTTTCATACTTGTCACCAGGAGGAGCAACTTCATCTAAAGTTTCCTCTTTAACAACACCACCATCCTTACGGACCATAGCAGGTTTAATATATTTTTTATGTTTTTTTGCCATGTCTTTGAACTCTTTAGAGTTCTCGTCTGGAATATCAGGCATCACCTCAACTGAGGGTGCCTTCTTCACTTTTTTTCTTCTTCAATCTCCGCACGAAGTTCTGCTTCTTCCTTCATCTTCTTTTTCTTTCCGATGATTGCAGATACTTTCTTGCGACGTGCTAGAAGATACTTGTCAGACTTATCATGATCGCCATCATTGTCAATGTCCTTATCTTCCTTACCAACGGGGTCAAGTTTCTTCTCACCTAGGTAGTTACCTTCTGGTTCGTAGGACATCTTGACGCAGTTATCAACTTTCTTACCACCTTTCATCTTGGTGCCTGCTTGCTTATAACCTTTCCAGCAAGCTTTTCCATCAAGACCTTTTTGCTTTTCGACGATAAAGATATCACCATCGATATCAATCTCAAGAGTTTCTAGAATTTCAAACTCTTCTTTTTTCATTTCTTTTTCTTTCTTCTTATCCTTGCCGTGCTCAGGACCGCACGATTCATCCATCTTCTTCTCACACTTAGAGCAACCCTTTCCACCACAGGCATCACAATCTTTCTTATATCCCTCGGCAGTTGCAGTTGGTTCTGCTTCTTTACCAATATAATTTTTTGGTTTGCCGACAGTTTTCTTTTGTTTTGTTGTATCGACAATCTCAGCACCATGGGATTGGGGATCCATGTTATCAAATGCTTCAGTCAAATCATTATCAGATCCGCGTAGCATTGATTCGATAAGTTGATTGGTGAAATCTTCGTTAGTTGCCATTGTATCTAAGTTTTTTTCTTCTTACTTATTTATACTTCTCGTATATCTTTAACCCACGCACGGAACATCTCTCCGCTCTCTGTGATTGCAATTACATAATTGACACCACTACGATGAATAGTTCCAGTCTGTCCTGTAGTATTGTGAATAATTACATCACCCTCCTGAAAAATACCTTTGTGGCGATACCTTTGATGGGTTGATTCTTGTCGCAGTTGTTTAAAATTTTTCATTATAATCCCATTCCTTTGCGAACCTCTTGCATTAGTTCTAATTTTTGTGATGTTGATAATGTATCTGGAATGCCAGATTTAAATTCGGTCGTCTTAACATCTTTAGCGGCTGCTCTCATCTTACTTGCGGACATACCAGAAGCACCATCAGCATCTGGATCTCGTTCACCAGCAGATACAACTTCTAAGTTTCTATATGTATATTCAACACCATTATACTTAGTAATTAATGTTTCATACTGAGGTACTCTATCAGAACCAGCAACTAATGTCAAGTCCTCATATGTACCTTGATATTTTTGTAATAATTTTATGATTGTATTTGTATCTCTATCATATATGATATGGTCTTTATGTTTTGGAAACATAAGATGCATGTATTCAACTTTCAAATTTGATGGCAATGGATCCTTTGGTTTTTTCTGGGTGTGTGTTGGGTAGATGAAGTAATCATCTCGCTTAGCAATCTTAGCAACTGCTTCAATTAATTTTTCGTGACCGATTGTTGGGGGATTAAATCTACCCCACGCTACAACTACCCTACTCATTTGTCTCCTTCTACCCAGTTTTTAGATACGTTAAAGTTCGCAACACTAAACGATAATCTATCAACCAACTTGACTGCGTTAGTTCCCTCACTGATAGCAACATATCCCTCAGGAGCAGTTACCTCATAACCATCTTCAGTTCTAAGATATGTTCCAAACTGCTCCCCCTTCTCCAGTTTACGAACAAAGAAGTTTTTAGCATTTTGTAGTGTAGTATATAGTCCTACAGTTTTAATCAATGCGTCATCATTGTTCTCAATAAATTCAAGTCCAGCATATAACTTTGCAAGTTTAGTTGCTTTTGCTTTGGGTGTCTTAACTTTATCTGCTGCTTTCTTGACCTCACCTTCAAAATATGCCTTAAAGTTACGAACAAATTGTCTGGCATTATTTACTTTTCTTCCCTGCCTAACATATGTGTTGAAGTAAATTTTTAATCTGGGTCCAACAGTAAGTTGATCCTTCGCTTCTATTTGCTTTGCAACTTCATCTAAGAAATCTCCAGCACCCCTAATTAAAGATGCGCTAGCGTTTCTCATTCTCATCAACTGCTGCTTCTCTTGCTTTGTGATAAGAGTATCTTTACCAAGTTGTCCCGTCTCTGCTGACAGAACTAAGACATCATCACTTGATTTTAACTTGTTAATATCATACCCAAATGATGCGTTCAGATTTTCAACAGAGTTTCCTCTGTATGTGGTGTGAAATACTACACCAATCTTTGCTTGCTTTGCTTTCTCATAGAATGGAGAACCCTCAGGAATACAATAGGTGATTGTATTTGGTTGAAATGTAATACATCTCTTCCCATCAATCATTTCGAATTTTTTATCGTCGGTAAATAACAAATCACCCTGAGCCACGCCTTTGATACCCAAGGCAGGAAAATATTTTAACGCATCTTTGAGTTTAGATACCAGACCCGGAGCATGACCGTGGTTTCTATCTATATCATCAGAGACAAAATTTATCTTTGCATCTTTATTAAAAACAGATTTTGTTCCAACAAAAAAATGTTCTGTTCCTGGATACACACCACAAAATATAGCGGGAGCACCATCCCACTTCGTAGTAATCTTAAAGTTATTCTGTCCCTGACCACTAAAAGTTTTTGCCAGAAGATCTAGAAACATAAACGCATCAGTAGCACCCTGCTTACCATCAAGCAAGATACTATCTTCTAAGTGTTCTAGGTGTGTGTTCTTCGACATCAGTATATTTTTCCAAAAGGTCCGTATTTTCTCCCCTCTTTCTTCGCCATAAACACAAGGTCCGCACTAAACATATCTCTATCATCATCGCTTAATGATAAAATTTTAGACAACCAAGATATCTGTTGGCACTTAGAATTTGCTACCCAAGGTTCAGTACTAAAAATATACTCTATATTATCAAGTGCTTCATCAACTGTTATGGTGCCAGTTTTTGCTAAGTTAACCTTCTTAGTTTTCAATAAAGTTATCATTTGTTTATAATCATTTCTCTTAGCGTTAAATTCTTCTGGAGAAAATGGATAAGCAGTTTTACTACTATCCATTTTTAATTTATATGATTTCATTAGATCTATAACATCATCAACTTTTGCTTTTCCTAATCGAGCACCTTTATACTCTTCATCCTGCCCTTCGTATTTCAAACCAGATCCTGTTCTATCATTGCTAGTATTAGCCTTCACCTGAAAACTAATCTTATTGTTAGCAAAATAAACCCTAGTATCTTGAGTAGTAAATTGACCCTTTCTCTTGTCAACATCTAAGTAACATTGAGATTCACTATATCCATAAGATTTTTTAAAATCTAAATTGGTTTCTCTATCAGTAAAGAATTTTTCATTGGTATTGACTGCTTCATAAACCATTGTTTTACCTTTACTTTTTTTCTTTAAAGATATACCAATAATTTCGTGTTGATTATATGCTTTTCGTAAAATTTCGTTTAATTGCATCAAATTTGTTGTGGCACTAGGACTACTTTTAGGTCCGTCCCATTTACAATTAGATATTATTTCTCTTTTCCATTTTCTTTCATTTTTTATTAACCAGATATCAGCAGGGTTCCAGGTATCTTTTTTAGATATACCATAATTTTCACGAATAAAATCTGTAATCCAGTCCATAAATGATTCACTATTCATGCCAGGAAGGACATAATTTGTACTGTTAGCGTGTTGTGCTCCTCTAGTAAATTCTCTAAATGATGGATTGGATACTTTTTTTAAGAATGCTTCGTTGGATTGCCACATTGTTTCCAACCACTCATCGTCTGGACCTTCAGCATCCTTACCAATAAGCGTCCAAATTCTGACAAGTTCCGGCCAAGTTGCATCTTTCCCAGATACATCTTCTTTGATCTGAAGGTAGTCTTTCCAAGTTTTATTTTTTCGTATTGCTTGATACATAACCCAAGCTGTTCCCAACTCAACCATAGCTGTCATTGCAGCAGCACTGTGCTTAACTCCAGCGGAATTAACATTAAGTTTATCAGTTCTCGCAAATCTTAGTATCTGATTTGTATTTTTTACACCAGAAGCGCGTATACGAAATTTAATATCTATTTGTTTTCCCGGCACGATGTTATCAACGTTAGTGTTTAACTGTTGTTTAGTTCTGGTTTCAATTAATCTCTGAACCCTGGCAGTAGAAATTTTTACAGTTATAACGCTGAATCCATTTTTATTTTTGTTGTAAAATGGTACAGAAAGTTTATCACCATTCATAAACTTTTCATCTACCTTCATTTGAGTATCATCAGTAGGGCTGATACCAGCAGATGCAAAAATTCGTAGTATTCTATCTCTATATTCTTTATTGCGAACACCAAAAGCATTAGCAACTTCTATTGGCGTTATGTTTCTATAAGCCATACTAACACTCCTCTACAGGAGTATTTATTAAACGGAAAGTCAGGGATTCGAACCCTGGGAGGTGTGACCCTCGCTGGTTTTCAAGACCAGTGCCATAAACCACTCGACCAACTTTCCAAGAAATCAACGACGACTACAGTAGTAAGCA